CCGTGTTTCGTGAGCCACGCCTGCACGTCGGCCGGAACTTCGACCTTGGGCTTGCGCCCCGGCTTGGATAAAGGTGCCGGTCTTTCCCGGCTGTCAGACCCCAGGGAACCCACCCTGGCTAAACACTCACCATTTTCATGGTGGTGGGGATTCGAACCCAATTTACTCACCTGAGCTCGGTCAGCGAGCCGGAATCGAACCGGACCACCTTCGGACGCCTTTGCAGACGAATTCGGTTTGGGCCGATACACAAACGGCAGTTCAATTCTCTTGCCCATGCCGAAATGTACATATCAATTGTACATATCGCAAGACTAATTCGCCATCCATCCATGGCTTTCGTCCTCGCCGAGAGTGTAGACGCGACGTTCGGCCGGCTGCTCGCGCTTAATCCTCGGTGCCTCGTAGCAGCAGCACATCAAGCCAAAACTGTCGCTCCCGTGCGAGGCCCAATCGTGCTCGGGGCCTAAGCCGATGCTGCGGACATCATCCTTTTTCTCGTGATACCAGCCCAAAGCGTCTCGCCCTGGCTCGGTCGGTAACTCGTTGAACCATATCGAAGGAAACAATCTGCGACACGCCTCAATGCGGATTTTGGCCGCACCCTTTCCCTGATTCGGAACGACCGTCACGGCGTAGCCTGCAGCCTTGAACGCACTTTCGTATGACACGTCGAACACCGCGTCCTGACTTGATCCGTCGTGCGGGAGCCAGATTTGAGATCGCTCTGGCGTGTAACCTCTGCCGCGAAGCCAGTTCAGGTGCGTGCCGATCGGCTGTCCCACCGCTTCGTAATAGTCCAACACCCTGATTTCGCGTCCGATAAACTGCGCTGCCCAAAACACAAAGGAATCGGCTCGCGCGCCTGTTCCGCCGATGTCGGCGAACAGCCGAATCGTCATCAATGGGTCCGCCGAAACCTTGCCAATTCGCCCCTCAGCACGAGCCTGAGCCAACTCCCGCGCAAAATACGCACCGTCAATAATGCTCACATAGCCGCCGTCCCATATGTGGTCGTATTGGTCCGGCGTGTCTCTGAGACAGTCCTGCCGCTCCTGCTCAAGCACGGGTGGAAACCAAGGATTATCGGACCAATTCGCTTTAACGACGGTAGCTCCGGTCGGTAGCGTCTCACCCCTTAACATCACATCAACGGGGTCTGTCTTACGTCTCGGATTCCACGAAAACCACAGTTCCGAGCCATCCGCGCGGATTGTGGGTCGAAGCAATCCAAGGCTCGTCTGCGAAGCCGTCTGCGCTTCCTCCCACCACGCCCGCTTGAAACGTTCCAGCGACTTGATGCTGTCCGCTGTGTAATCGTGCATACCCTTAAAGATGACGATGCCGTCGTGCGGAGTCTGGATCACATCGCGGAATATTTTGAAGCCATCCGCCTCGCCCAACCCATAAGCGGAAAGCTTGTCTTCCAGCAACAACTTGGCGGATTGCGTGAGGTCTTTTTGAACTTCGCGGATACAGACGGAACGTAGGCCCTCGCCTGAGTTTCCTGGCTCGGCCAGACTGTCCTCGATGATGAGGCTGGCGAACATGTGAGATTTTCCGCTCCCTCTGCCGCCAAATGCCCCTTTGTAGCGGGACGACGTGAGCAGCGGCCTGAAAACACTAGCAGTCTCAATGCTTAACTTTCTCAACTATCACCCGTTCGATCTGCTTGATGAGGATCGGACTTTCAGCGTCACCAGTCAGCTGCAGCGGCAAAACCTTACCAACGAGCGCGAGGAACGCGGTAGGACTTGCGTCGGCTTGCTCCTGCAAATACGTAACGCCGCCCGCGTTATCGAGGGCCTGAAGGATCATGTCCTTCAAAAGTTTCGTTGTCTTGTTGGGGCGCCCCTTTCGCGAGCCCCCACCTGTTTTTACACCCTTAGCCATTACAAATCTTCGCACTTTGAGAGGCTGCGCGCCATGTGATAGTGTTGCCGCGAAACAAATGTAGCGGATGAAACAATTGTGTCGCGCAAACAATCAAATCGCCCGCTTGGACTCAAGTACAAAGAGCGCGGCACTAACCAATGCAGTCGATGTGAGAATGACCGTGCCGAAAATTCACGTTACTGCCGAGAGTGCCGCAAGGCTTACAACAGAGAGCGTCGTAAAACCGTTCCTATGACTCCAGAACAACGACGGAAAGATATCGCTAGATCATATGCTGGTGTTTACAAGAAGCGTGGAAAATTGGTGCAGGAGCCGTGCGTCAAGTGTGGCGACCAAAACTCACAGATGCACCATCTTGACTATTCAAAACCGCTAGAGGTTATTTGGCTGTGCCGCAAATGCCATTTGAGCGAACACACTTCCCCCTCGCTCACCAAAGATTTCATTTCAACCGTAACCGACGACGATTGGAATTCTGCGCGATGATTACCCGCCCGCTGTCTGCTTCTGTTGCTGACGGATTTTCCAGTTGCGCTTTCGGTCACGAGCTTTTTCGCGGGTACGTTCTCGGAAGGCCATGGCCGCCTTGATTTCTTCTGGAGTGAAGTCGATGGCGACCTGGCCGAGTTCGGATTGTGGCGGCGTCCGTAGGGCTGGGCGAGGCTCTGACACGCGAGATTCTCCGAGCGAGAGAGTGGGTTACGTCATCGCTTTCTTGTTGTGCCGCGAATCGAGTCGCTGCGGATGGCGAGGCGCTGAAACCGGAATGGGATGCTTGGACTTGACGGGCCGTGAGCCGGAGCCCGCTGGCTTCCATGTTTCTGCAGACTTGTGCATTGGGTGCTTGGTGCCGCCCTTGCTCGGAGTCAGGCTAACCTTCTTGCCAGCGTTGATATTCGCTTTCTTTTGCATCATAGACCGCACGGCTCCTTAGGGGTGACGCCTAGTCACTATCGCTGGAATGGGGATGGGCGTCAATGGGGGATTTGGAATGCCCGCTTGACAGGACATATCGGATATGGTCCTATCGTTCATCCGCTGGGCAATGAGGCACGGCGACGAATGGGAAAGACCCCGATGCAGACGCGGCAAGACCTTGATGCTATTGCTGAAAGACTGAAAGCCCACATCGTCGCCATTGGGCTGGATAGCGACTATTATGTCAAGGTCACTTGGGCAACCGAAAGCACCTCCGTCTATCTCACGTTCAGTGGCCATAAAATTCGCGTTGGTGATCATGGGTCGGCCTACCGCTGCTCAATCAGCGTCAGCCCGGATGAAATGACGGAAGCCGACGCTATTGGATGGCTAAATTCACTTCGGACCGAGCAGTTGGAAGATGAGGCCGAATAATGGCTGACCGTGATTTCCTTACGGAGGCCGCTACAGCCCTTTACGGTCCAGACTGGCGGCTTCCGCTTTCCCGCCTGCTCTCGGTCAACGAACGCACGGTTCGCCGCTGGGCGAGCGGCGTAAGCCGTGTGCCAGAGGGTATTTGGAGCAAGATCGGAAAGGCATGCGAGGCGCATTCTGTCCGTCTCCGTGAGATCGCCCGCAAATTGCGGTGATCCAAATGGGGAGTTTGGTCGTGCGGCTCATAAAGCGCGCTGCCAAAATCTTAACACACATGTTGCGGGCGCGTCTTGGGCACTACACCATTTCCAGTGTTCGGCGAGGATGCCGGCCGGAACTCCGACGAAAAGACATGCGAGGAGCGCCAGCATAATCGTCGTGTAAAGTGGGAGAACCCAAGATGGTTCGCGGTAACTTGAGTATCTTCCGATGCTGCGATGCCCAAAAACCATTTTGTCCCTCCAGAATTAGTGATGCAGGCCGGGCGCTAAATCGGTGAGCCTTCGGTAGGAACCCGCTTCCGCAAGGCTCGATCCATCCGTAAATGGACCTATGCACCCTGAAGGCTCGCCGACAAAGCGACACAAGATACTAGCCGACTTTTCGACGGAATGAAATTATATATCCGACCTACAGGGAACCTCCTTCATGTCTCGTCTTTTAGAGCGGCGTCGATCATGGCTCGCCAGTGCGGAGCGTGAATTTGCGAGCGAAAATCGCCGATCGGTTGCTCGTGGCGCGATTCAACCGTCGCATTGCACATATCCTCCGTAGGCTCCCGCATCTCTGCGATGGCGGCGCGGGCTGCAACAGTCTCTGCAGGCAAAGGAATGTGGAGCGAGATGCAGCGATATGGGTTCGAATCCTCGTTTGCCGGATCGTGTTGCGCGTTGGGCCACGAGAGATAGAGGACGGCGGGAGCGACACTGACGCTGACGAGGAATTTCTCGCCTCGTTCGACAGACGCAGCTGCATCCCCTCTCATTGCATCAAGATCGTCGCGGGATGACCGGAAGGTCTCGCTGAAACCGTCGAATGGAATGAGCACCTTCAGCCTCGCGATCTCTGCGTCGGCAGTCTCATATCTACGCTGCCATAGCGAACATTGGCCCACATAGGCTTGCATTATTTTGGTGTCCTCCTCGCGTAACTTCGCGATCTCTGCATCCCTGGATTCCGAGACGCGGCGCATGGCGGAGAGGGCCGCGCGGACGCTACCGTTTTGTCTTTCTTCGATGCGGATAACCTCGGCAGTCATATTGCTACCAATCGCCTGCCATTCCTTCGCCAGAATCTCGCGCAGCCGCGCTTCGTCGGTGGTCACAGGTTGAACACTCCCGTGTAAGCCATAGCGAGCAGCACCGCTCCTGCAGCGCCCACGCCCAGCCCGCGTGGTTCCATAGCGAGCGTCATGAAGAAGCCGCCCCCGACGAAAAACCAACCAAGAATTTCCGCTGCGAGCGTCATCGTGTTCTCCGCGCTTCGTCGGTAGTCATGGTGTCAGTCTCCATTACGCCGGATCATGTCGAGAATGAAACCGTCCATCCCCTTCGTAGTGCCGTCGCGCTCTGCGCAGCTTCGATGGATACGATAGAAGTATGATCGCTTCGCATACACATTCTCGGCAAACATCAACGCCGACGTGCGAACATCAT